TATCTGTATTTCTAACGCGAGCAATGCTGGCTTATCTAACGCGAGCAATGCTGGCTTATTTAACGCGAGCAATGCTGGCTGATGGTTTTACGACGTAACGTGGGATGCAAGGATCCCAATCTTCGTACATGGCTTGTTCTTCTTCGTCTGTGAATATTGCCCGGTCGTTGTGCATGAGGCAGACACCGTCGACGTAGTTGTTGTTGATGCCGTGTTGGAGCCATTCTTCGTATGTCATAGGACTTTGCTGATTTGTTTTGCGATCCAAGCTGAGACTGGTGCTACGACTCCGTTGCCGCACATTTTGTAGCGTGCGCTGTCGGAGTTTGTTTTTCCGTCTGCTCGGTGAAGGGTGTGGTTGTCAGGCCATCCCATGAGTCGTTCGCATTCGAGTGGTGTGAGTCTGCGTACTGCTAGTTCCTTGTCGGCTGGTTGTGCGATGGCGTGCCTGTCAGTGGTGTTGAGGGTGAACATAGGTTCTCCTTCGTCTTTGTAGCCTTTGCCTGCCGGTCCGTTGTGGTCTTGTCGCCCGATCATGCTGCCTTGTATGGGTATGGGTTGTGCGACTGCGTTCTGGCTGATGGTGTCCAGTGTGTACATCGGGTCGCCTTCTTTGCCGACTCCGATTCCGTTTTGGGATTGGAATTTGGTGCCGTCTTGCATTGGGATGGGTTGTGCGATCATGAGGCCGTTGTTGCCTCCTGTTCCCCATAGTGCGGTGACGGAGGGTGATGTTCCTCCGGTTTGTGGGCGTGCGCCGTCTGAGTAGTGCGGGTGGAAGGCGATCATGTTGCGGGTTTCGTCGCCGGAGGGTCCTGATGAGCCTTTTGCCCATTTAGCGCATACTGCGGTGGTTTGTTCGGGTACGAAAGCTAGTCCGTCAGGTTGTTCGACAGGGTTGTCAATGCTGTTTGCAATAATTCTGGAAGTTTTTTGCCTCGGCGATTGGCTCTCCGCAGGATTCCTTGCGCCGCTTTTGGCGACAGGGAATATTTGTTCGGGACATCGTTCGGCGGTTGCAGGATCGAAACAAGCTGCGAGGAAGACACGTCGTCGTCGTTGGGGAACTCCGAACCATTGTGCGTCCACGACGCACCATTCAATGACCATCGCCCCTGCTTCGGCCAGCGTGTCAAGGCATCTTGCCATTGCATCGCCTTTGTCGGCGTTGAGGAGTCCAGGGACGTTTTCTGCCACAGCGAAAGTTGGTGCCATTCCATTGGTTGCTTCTCTCATTTCTTTGATGATTCTGATTGCTTCGAAAAATAGTCCGCTTCGGTCACCGTCGAGGCCGGCACGGTTGCCTGCTACTGACAGGTCTTGGCATGGGAATCCGTAGGTGATTACGTCTACAGGTGGAAGGTCGTAGCCTGATACTTTTGATACGTCGCCCCATCGGGGTACGTCAGGCCAATGGTATGCCAATGTTTGTTGGCAGTGTTTGTCCCATTCGACTTGAAATTTGCAGTCGTATCCTGCTGTTTCGAAGCCGAGGTCGAAACCTCCGACTCCTGCGAATAATGATCCGAATGTTGGTTTCATTTTCCCCTCATGAAGTATGTTTCGCCTGCATATCTGCGTATTTGTCGGCGTTGTTGTGGTGTTGTGCCTCCGTATATGCCGTACTGGTCGTCGATTTGTCCGAATGACATAGCGTAGAGGAAGCATTCATCTCGGACTGTGCATTCCCAGCAGAGCTTTAAGGCGTGTTTTTTTAGTCCGGGTTCTCCTTCTGGTGGGTGAAACCAGTCAGGGTTTGCGCCTTTGCAGTTCGCTTTTTTAATCCATGCCGGTTTCATTATTTGATAATCCTAGTTTTTTACGAACAGCTCGTCTGTCTTTTCCTGTCATGCCTCCCCAGATGCCCAAAAGAGCGCGTTCAGAGAATTGCAGTGACCAGTCACGGCAGTTTTGTTTCACTGCACATTCGTTGCAGATTGCTTTTGCTTGCTGGACTTTTTCTTTTGATGCGCCTTTGGTTGGAAAAAAAACGTCTACTGGCACAGTTTTGCATGCAGCGTCTTTCCTCCATTTTTCTTCGTTTGGGTCGTACAAGATTTGAGATATTGGCAGGGCGAGTCTTGAGTTGTCGTAGTTCATTTGCAGTATTTGTAAGGGTTGTTGAGGCTCATGTACCAGGGTTGCGCCCAGCATCCGTAATGTTCTTCGGCGTATTCGGCTAGCCAGAGTGCGGCAACCATGTTGGTGAGCGGGTCGAATAGTTGTTCTGGTTCGGTAATGTTGAGTTCTGTGATGAGCCAGTCTTTGTGTGCTGACCATTGGATTTGAAGTGCGCCGTATGCCCCGGTGCCGACGACATCTGTTTGTCCACGGGATTCGTGGTATGCGATGAGGTCAAGTACCGGGAGGCGGTCGGTTGACCAGCCGGCTTGCAAAGCGTGTTGCCATAGTTCTGGGTAGCGAGCTGATTCGATGCCCGGAATGGTGGTTGTGGTGGTTGGGGCTGTCGTTGTGCTTGTTGTGGTGGAAGTCGTCTTAGAACGCAATCTAGGGGGGTCTGAAGCGATTGTGAAGGTAGGGGGAGCCACCTCTGTTGGGGCTTCAGTAGTTGCGTTGTACCCAAAGATGGATATGACAAGGAACACTACCCAAGAAATGATTTTCATGGCAGGCTCCGGTCAGTAGCCAGCTTCTTTTAGCAGGCGCGCAAGGTCTTCGAGTCGCATTACTGCGTATTGGTCAGCTGCGTCGCCTTTTCCTCGACGTTTTGCTACAACGATGCCATAATCAGCAGAAGCATTAGCACGTTCCACGCTAGCTTCTTCCAGCCATTCCGAGAATGCGAGTGTTTTATGGTTTTTGCATTCCCAGACCAGCCCTGGTGTGCCGGTGATGTCTCCGAGGTCATGGGTTCCTGCTAACGCCCTTCGTTCAGCGTGAGGGAATCCGTTGTCGGTGAGCCAGCGTACGATGAGTGTTTCAAACGCTGTGCCTTTTTGTTTGTTGCGGCTCATCTACTTCCTCCATAGTTTTGCGTCGCTTGCCTGCCCCGCATGAGTGCATTGGGGCTGACAGCAACGGTCGGTATGTGGTGAGCGTCTGGCCGCATGTGCGGCACCACCAGTTTACCTTCTTTACGGGTCTTGCCATGTCAGAAGACTTTCAATAGCCGTTCGTCGCGTGTTTCGTTTTCAATTTCTATGCTGCTTCGTGACGTGTGTCCCGCAGATAGCAAACGGTACGCATGTCTGCGTGCAACAGCAGGACAGATACCAGATTTCCGCATGTCAATGTAAGCTCGGCGTACTCGCCACACATCTGACGGCAGAACCGCCATGTACGGCGACCTGTCTTTACGAAACTCTCGAGTAACCATGTGTATTTTGCTCATGTTCCCTTCTTCCTTTTTTAGAACGGTTCTTCGTCTGCTGGTGCTGATGCTTCGACCCGCTCGATACCGCCGAACCGGATGGACAGCGAGATGTCGTCAGCTAACACTTGCATCCGGGTGACTTCTACACCTTCTTTGTTGGTGTAAGTGTCTTCGGTCAGTTTGCCTTCAACTACGACACGGGTGCCTTTAGCGAGCGACACTGCCGCATGTTCAGCAAGGTCACCGAACGCTGTGACTGAATGCCAGATCGTTTTCTTTTTGTCGTCACGACCGCTCGTGTCAGCAACACTGAACTTCAGGATTGCCATAGCGTTCTGTGAGTATTTAAGTTCGGGTTCACGGCCTACGTTGCCGCTAATTTGGATACGGTTCATTTTTGCTCCTTAAGTTGGTCAAGTGATTTGCGAAGTTTCTGAAAATCTTCAAGCGTTGCGTTGTCAAGTTCAACACCTGCATGGAATGTGACTTGTTCTACAGGGATTCCTGCGACATCGCATGCCGCTTTGAATCGGCCTAGCATAAAGGGATCCACCTGTTGTGTGTCTTCAATTGGTGCAGGTTCAGGCTTTTTCGCTGGTGCTTTCTTTTTTGGTGCTGGCGCAGCGTCTGATTCGCCGCCCCATTCCTCTTTAGACCAGAGACTTAAGGAAATGCCGTACCTCATGGCCGCGTTCCTAAGAAAATCGGACACCAGTTCTTTCAACAAGTCTTGTTTGTTGTGTGGTGCGCTACCGATAGCAAGCCTGGTGTGACCAAGTAAAGTCATTGCCCCTGCCATGTGTGCCATGCCGTTCTCAACACGGTACGAAGGCAAACCGTCGTCGTCAATCTTCAACGGCTTCCATTCCCACAACGGATCAATGTCAATGAGGATGCGGGTGATCTCAGCGTGACCAACGTAATCAAGTTTGATGTTGCCTCGAGGCAGCTTTCCAACAATTTTAGGGTCAGGTACTGCGTACTTGTCTAAAACAAGACGTAGTTTTTCTGCGTTCGGTTCGTCCATTATTTCCCTTCTTTCAATCTCAGCACACGGAACGTGTTGCTGGTTCGATACTGATCATATAACTCTGGGTGTTCTGACGCAAATCTTTTCTGATCAAAGCTCGAGCGTGACTGCTGTTTCCAAGTGACAACGGCGTTGCCCCCAATAGTTCCGACAGTTGCACCACCCAAAGCTAAACCAATTTCTGCTTTAAGTTCGTCCTCGGTTGCTAAAAGGTCTTTCTTCTCTGCTTGAACCCGGCGTAACTGAGAAAGCAAAGCTTCGTGTGCGCCAATTTCTCGTGTCGTTTCGTCTACCGGCAACGTCTTAGCGATGTCATCGTAATTGTGTTCCCATTCATCTGGGACAATGCCGGAAGCAATGTGCTTGCAGAAATCTGACACTCGAGCGATGTGGTGACCGACAATGCTGCCTTCCATCTTCTGCGTGTACAAATGCAGATCAAGGGTGCTGTCAAAGATGCCCCACAAGATTTCGTCAACACCTGTGCAAGCCGCTTGATGAACTCCTTGCCAAAACCAATACGCTGGCAAAGGACCGTACCCGTCAATGTCTGCGGTTTCATCCCATTGCCGGTTGTACGTTTTGATTTCGACAACCCGATCTGGGTTTTGTTGGTCGCCAACAATGCCATCAAGTGTAGCGATGAGCGATGCTCCTCCACTAGTGACGGTGTACATCACTTCTGGGGTGACGATCTGTTCACCTATTTCGTCGGAAACCCATTGCAAGATGACTGGTTCCAGGCGGTTGCCTCGTTCCATTGCACGGTTTGTTTCCGTAACTTCTGGTTCAGCCGCAAGCTTTTCGTACGCTAATGACCATTTTGATTTATAACGGTGTTCTCCGTGTACAGCCGCAGCTTCGCTTGCTGACACCACAGGGTAGCCGGTTTCGTCACGTTGCCGTAGCCGTAACCATTCGATTGAGCCATGCTCGGGTTTAAGAACTGTGTTCCTATTCATGTCCCTCCTTCAGTAGACGCACATAGTTCTACCAGAAGGGTGTGACAGTTTGCAAATTAAAATTCTTCAGACATCCAATTCACAGGCACGTTTATGGCTAACGAGAACACAGCCAAAATGTTTTCCCAAGGGATATGAATGATGTCTCCGACAATTTCGGGGTCTTTAGGTTCCCCAATAGTAGAGCTGACAAGCGTCAAGTGTCCTTCCAAACATTTCGGCCACACCCAACCCGAACTTAATACATGCACCTCTTCGGGTTTGTAGGTCGCTGTATGAGTCCAGCTGCTGTCTGAGCCAGCATGAGCATCTTTCCATTGGCAAACAACCAGAGGCCAAGTGGAGTCTTCGTCGTCATAAATTTCACTCATTCGTCCTCGCCATCGTACGGTTCACCATGTCTATCACATTCACGGCACCGACGACCCGTGTTTGCAGGCCATACCTCACCACAATCACGGCAAGTCAACAACATTACTTTTTGCCTCTATTGCGCGCCCGATTAGTTGAAGGGTTCTCTCTTACGATCCGTCCACTTTTTGTGTGCGAACCATCCGGTCCACCTTTGCCGGCAATCCCCTGTTCACGTCGCCATTGAGATAACTCGGAACGCTTCCTGCGTTGCTCCGGGCGGGCATTAACCTTTTTATCGGTCGCAGCTTTCTTACGGCGAGCCTCAGGGTTCTCCCTGTAATACTTCGCTGACTTTTTAGGATTCTTTACCTTTGGAGGTGCCATTCACACAGTGTACAGCTTGCCACGGAACCATGCCTGACCTTCATGAATAGCAACCTGCTCATAAAAGAAGTTGCCGTCACCAGGCTGAAACGTCACAACTCCGTAGCCCTGCTGCCAATCCTCAACAACAGTTAACGGTCGCCCGTCGAGATCAAGCCCGCCGCGCGTCGAAGGGACCGCTCCGTCCGTTCGGGCAAGGGTTCCAGGCGATGCCGCAAGTATCGTCTTGGCACCATCCCAATCTTGCCTCGTTTTTTCTGCCCATTCTCTGCGGTGGATATGCCCGTAGAGAACCGAGGACTTTGAGTCACCGTTGAAGTAGGCGTGTGCCGTCGAACCGTTAGATCGAACTTTGTTCCCGTGAATAACTTTGATGCGCTGGTTGATCCAATAAGAGGATGCCGGATAACCAGCCAGATAACTAATGTCAGCGTCGTCAAACCTGCATAAAAAAGGAACGCTAAGAACAGGA